TCTATTTCGTTTTGAGATTTAATTCTTTCAATCTTAGGGCTAGAAGTTAAATCGCTTGTTGAGGCTTCAAACTTTTTCTGCTCTTCCTCAGCCGCTTTTAATTGATCTTTTAAAGCGTTAAGCCTTGCTTGCTCTTCTGCTATTTCCTCAGCTCTTTCAGAGTTTCCCGCACTAGACCTTGATGATCTTTTTGCTTTTAACTCTTGTATTTTTTCCTCTGATATTAGTATCTGGCTTTGTATCTCTCTTATCTCTGTTAGCTCTGTAGCGCTAACAAACGTGTTTATAAAATCAACCAAGTCTTGAGTTGCAAAAGGGATTATGCTTGTTAGCTCTGTGAAAAATGCAGTTATTGGCCCTGCAATCTTAGAGAGTATTTTATCTGAAGCTGTACCAAGTGAATCAGTCAACAAATCAAACGCTGTGGCAGATTCTTTGAGCTTCTCGGCCTCTTCTCGCGTTAACCTTATAGATTGTGTTGCTGCTGTATATTGGCCTTTTAACGTGCTTAGGGCTTGCCCATTGTTAGCGAATAAAGGTAACAGCTTCGATAAGTCATTGCCCATAGATTCAAGTGCGAAAGTCATTTCATTAGAGCTAGCGCCTGCGTCTTCCATTCGTCTAACTAGCTCGCCTATTACTTGCTCGCTGCTCATGTTCTCAAATTCTACAGCTAAATCCTGTGCGCCTTCTTTTGTAATGCCTATAACATCGGCTATGTCCTGGAATGGCCCTGTGCCCACTTTGGCAAACTCGCCAAGCTTGTCAGCTATGTCTTTTGATATGTCTGCAATAGCTTCGCCATCTACGCCATATTGCCGCGTAGCAAAAGAAAGAGCCTCGAATTCCGCTGTGCTTAGCTTTGCCTGCCTTGCTAGCTGCTCAAGTTCCATTTGGCCTTTGCCTGCCATGACAACCATAGTAGACAATGCAGCACCCGCTGTTACAGCCGCAACGCCAAAAGCACCAACAATGCTACCCGCTGAAGCTGCAACAGTAGAAAAACTACTTAATGAGCTATCAGCTTTATTTGTTGCGCCCTCCAATTCATCTATTTTTTTAGTAGATGACGTTAGCGAGCTATCTAGCTTTTTTGTATCTGCGTCAAGCTCTACAATCAGCTTTTCTGTTGCCATACATCACCTTTAATAAACTTGTTTTTCCAGTAGATGCTTAGGGCATCCGTTCTGCTTTCGCTCCCAATTGACCATTAATGATAAGTCTTGAGAGTTTTGGTCTGAGATGCCAGTTATAGCGTTTATCTCTCTAAAGTTTAGCCGCCATGCTTCGGATGGTGCTATCTTCATTTCATTAACACAATACTTCCACCAGGACCAATGGTTGAATTTTATGTTAGCCGCTTCAGGTTCAACTATTGTCCTGAATTGGCTAATTTCTTTTTTTTTGAGAATTCGCTCATTTGCTTGTTAATATCAAGAGCTACTTTATACATCACTAACGGCCACGGTTCGGCCATGTTTGTATCGTCATCAGTAGGAAGCCAACCAACAGCGAACATCGCATCTCTTATTTCTGCTAGGCTTCGGCTTGAATCTTCTTGTCTAATAACTGAGTGAAATATATGAGAAGCATTCTTAAAACTCATAACCTCATGCATTCCTGCTGTTAATTCGATAATAGTTCCGCCACTCAGCTTCTGCCACATCTCAAGATACTTTAACAAGTCGCCCCACAAATCACGACCTGTTGCTTCGTCGTAATATTCCATAGCACCTAGTGACATTTTAGCTGGGTATTGTTTATAGCATAAGTTTATGATCATGCTGTTTCCTCTTATTTATTAATAAATTTTTCACTATTATCAACATGACAATGAGTTATAACCTGTCTACCTTCTAAGGCTGCATCTTCAAGATAATTCATTAAATTTCTTGATATTTCAAAATCATCTAAAAAATACTCATTAAGGTTAAAGCTACCGTTAACTTGCTCCTTAATCGGTATAGTGTATTCAATGCTATTATCTAACGTAACCTTTAAAACAGTAAACTCTTCACCTCTGGGTGAATAAAAGAAACTTGTACCGCCATTATTAAGAGGAATAAAGTTAATTGTTATTGACCCCAGGCTATTTGTGTTATCAACAACACATAAAAGCTTTTCAAAGTCTTGAAAGCTTACGACCCCTGTTTTTGGAGCAGAAGTAAAGCTTCCAAAATCAGATTGATTAATAAAATATTCATAGCCCACTGTTTTAATCCCAAGGCTTTCTTCTGTTTCAGATAAAATAGAACCTAAGCCGCCAAAAGAAGGGCATGCGTTTAATGAAACTCTCAATGTTTTTGAAAGGCTTATTGCTGTATCTATCTGATCAAATATTTTCTGTTTAACTAAATCAAAAGTATTAAGAATAAAGCGCCTACTCGCAGCAAAAGGATTTACTGCATAGACATGACTATCTATAGTTAGCAAAAAACCCCTATTACCTCCTATCACTTCATCACTGTTCACTATTGCAAAATTTCCTAAGCTATCATCAGAATTTTTTGTAATATAAAATTCATCCACTTCAGTAGACTCTATTTCAGAATAATAATTTTTAGAAAGAGAGCCAAAGTTATCAGGGATTGAAAAGCCTATTTTCCTATCTCCGCTTCCATTTGTTATCTCCCCAGGAGTTAAAATTGTATCTATTAGCTGAAGATCAGGCTTAGCAGGAAATATATTGTATGCGACCTCATCACCATCGTTGAAATTATCCGTAAGATAGTCAAATAAGATTTCACAGCCTGTTGCGGGAGCTAAATATTTATCGGGATAAGTTTTGTCTGCCTCTGAAAAGCTAGACCAAAGAATACCATTAGGGTTTCCGTTCCAGTAAAAAATATCCGTACCAGCACTAAAAAACTCACCCGACCTTACAAATATAGTCTGCTCTCCTATAACGATTTTAAGACTTCTAGGGGTTAGGCCTCCAGATAAAATCTGATTTACTCTAAATTCAAAAAAATAAGGTGAATTAAAAGTATTGGTTTTTGTGCATTTTATTTCCGTTATAACAGCATAGCCTTTTATGAAATCATCATTACTTAACTCACTTTGTGAAAATATGGGGTCAATTGAACTGAATCCTATACCGTCAACGGTTTTTGTTATCTTCATTAAGCCCTTAGCTATTGATTCATCAATAAAGGTACTTAAAAATGTTATTGAAGTTGAAACAGCGCTGCCTATCTCGGCATTATCAGCCATATTTGAAACGATGGCTTTATACTCGCTGATAATAGTATTGTCTTTTATATTTATAATTCTTAAATTAAACAATTGACCTAAGTTCGCAAAGCTCTTTAATCGCCTATAACTTAAATCTGAATTATAAATTATATTACCTGACAGATTGAACTGTATGCTTGAAAGCCCTTCATCTAAGTAAGTGACATAATCAAGATATGATTTATTACTTATTTCTATTGGGCTAGCATTATATGACTGAGTAAACTCAATTTGCCCAATAGTAGAAAAAAAGCCATCATCGAAGTCTATTTCGATAACAGCCTTTGTTCCGTTTAAGTCGCCAATCACAGATTAATCTGCTGCTGGTACGTGAACGAATGGGCCACTAGATACGAAAGTAACATTGGTTTTAACGGCTTCACCTTGAGCTAAATTATCACTCATCTGTGTAGGCATAAAAGTTCCGCTGAACGACTCGTCAGTAGTACCGTCGCTTGGATAGTCAATAGTGTATTGACCTTGAGTGCCTGCAATATCATCAGCTCTTAACGCTCTATAGCTTGCATCATTATTGTAAACAAGCTCCACGCTAAACTGTAACTGACGCGCAGCAAGCTCACCATCTAGCAAGGTAATATAATCGCCATTAGATTTATTACTTATATCAATGGGGTTTCCATTTATTGTTAATGTTGCAGCGCCTTGACCGACTACAGCACCCGACTTACTGATCACAACATTTGTTGCATTAATTTCACCTGACATTTAACTATCCTCTACTTTGATAAGAAATCCAATTAATTGATACATCACGCTTGAACCATCCATCCTCAACACTACCCGCGCCCACTTCTGCGCTTTCTATGTAAACATTTCCGATGAATGCGTGTGTGTAAAATACTGCTTTTACTTGATCTATTATTTCTAGCTGTAGCGTATCAAAAACAGATAAGCCTGAGCTGTTAAGAGCGTTAGACTGAATAAAGACGCTAACCTGATATGTTCCGCGCTCTTCATCTGAGCTAGCAAAGGTCTTGCCTAGTCCCTCGCTTGTCTCTGGTAGGTAAAAAGGAGCAATGAAAGCAATGGCGCTAGATGGTTCAAATTGATTGTTTTCGTAAGCAATAGGCACGCTCACAGCCGATTCTAAAGCCTCGTTCAATGAGTTTCTTATTTCAATATGACTCATCAGTTAATCTTCCTTATTTCCTTTCGCATTTTCTTCAGCTCTTTTCGCACCCATCCGTTAGGCGCTTGTAATGAAAAGCCTCCAGCAGTTTTACCTGTGGGATTCTTTGGCGGATTAGGGTAGCCACCGTATTCAAGTTTTTTAATGTAAGGTAAGTTATTGGTGAAGTATAACTTCTTACCTAATATGTTTCTTGGCATCTCATTAATGGAGCGAATAGAAGAAACACCGCCTTTATTGTCTGAACGCTCACCACCACTTGAAGGCTTTAAGGCGCTAAAAAACCAGCTATTTCTAGCCCTACCCTCATCTACTGGAGTTCCAAAGGTAATATTAGCTAATCCCTGAAAGAATATACCACGCAAGCTCCTCTCCTTCCTCATTACTAAGGAATCAACAGCGGTCATGACATTCTTTTTACCTTTTAGCGGCATTATTGCGGCCTTATGTTGGCTATATAGGCAAGTGGTACGCCTGCTGGGTTCTTAACATCGACACTAACAACGATGAATAAGCGCCCGTCTGTTTTAATTATATCATTTTCTTTGATTAAAACATCGCCATTAGTTACAAGCTGTCTATCACCCGTCTTGATGAAAGTTTGATCAATATTAGATAAATCGTAGCTTTTAAATATTGAATCAACTAAAACAATATCAACAGTAGACAATGAGCCAGGGCTTGAAGGTGTACCCGCTGAGCCTGTACGTTCTACTTTATAAATTAAAGGAGAATCATTAGAGCCTGTTTTTTCTATTGCTCGCCTTAGCCCTCGTTTAACTTTGGCTTGTATATCTATTCCCGCCATTGTACACCCGCTGTTCCAAACTCTTCACGACCTAAGCCGCCACCGAATCCATTAGAGCCGCCTCCACAGTCAGAAGATGCAAAACCCGCTTTGCTGTAATCAAATAAAGAGTTATAAACTCCACTAACAACGCTGTTTATCTTACTGTTTCCTTTATCAAAATACTTCTCAGAGTAGACACCCTGAACGTTAAATTCTGAAATCTCTTGACCGTTGTCGACACTGTTCGCATCAACGCCAGAAGCGTAAG